TGGATGCAGGAGGGTTGGTTCACATTGTAATAGTTCTGATTGTCCTGGGAATGATTGCGGGCCTGCTGTACTACCTCGTCCAGCGCGCGCCGTTCATCCCTGAGCCGTTCAAGGCGATCATCTGCTGGATTATCTTGGCGGTGTGCGTTCTTTTTCTCATTTATTGGCTGCTGCTTCCGCTAGTCGGCGGCCCAAGTTCTGCACCGTCACTTCACAGATAGGCAAATGGACGCTCCGAGCAATCTCAATACGAAGGTCACCGCATTCGCACAAGCTGTGGCGAAGGCGGAAGGCTTTGGGCCGCCGCAGAATCTCCCGACCCGCATCAACAACCCGGGAGACTTGGAAATAGGTGATCAGGGGCACGGCGAAGACAATGGAAAGACGATTTTCGCCACCGAGCAGGACGGCTGGGACGCACTCGAGGGCCAAGTGCGATGGATGCTGACCGGCAGCTCGCATATGTACAATCTGAAAAATACGATTATGGAAGTCGCGGAGAAGTGGAGCGACGATGACAATGCCCAAGGCTGGGCTTCCACGGTAGCGCAGGCGCTCGGCATCACGATTGCCACGACATTGCAGAGCTATGTTAACTCTTGATTTTTAGTGAAAAGGGCGCACAATCGGCCCGAGAGGGGAAAATGAAAACAGCAATTCGCTTCGCAGTTCTCGCGCTCGCCTTGTTCTTGGCTCTGCCTGCATTCGCGCAGTCAGCGCTTTCCAATGCCTCGATCAGCGGAAACTTTACGGGATTCTTCGGAGGAAGCGGCACCCAACCCGCGGTATTGGCCAGTGCCAGCTACCAAGTCACGCAGCGTTGGACCGGAGCGTATTGGGCGCTGGCCGTTCCTGCCGTGTCGCGCTCGTACAATATGGGCGTAGCGACCTACACGCTGCCTCTTTCCTCGCTACTCGGCAAGACGATTAGCTCGAAGCTTCTGTTCGATGCCTCAGCCATCCCGATAGGACTCAGCGCGGGCGCAGGAGAAGTCACGCAGTCCGGCATAACCCATGCCGCGGGGATTGCCGGTGCCAACTTCGGCATCCCCGTCAGCGAATCGGCCACCTTGAACGTATTTGAGTTCTACGGAGTGTTTGGTGGCGGCGGAACTTCGGGCCTGTTTTCGAACATCTCGTCCACGACCTTCACGATGGCTACGGGCCTGACCGTGCAGCTTGACCATTTGGGGCCGAGTTTCAAGCACCGTTTCACCAACAAGAAAAAGGCAGCAATCAAGATGGGCCGCTGCATGGAGTGCCAATAATGCCGCGAATGCGCGGAGCTTTTCCTTCCCCGAGACATAGATTGGCGGCTGCGATGCCGCACCGAATCGTTGGCCCTACACCCATCCAGTTTCTCTGGAAGCCGGCGCAACTCTCCATGTGGCTCAATGACGTGGATGGGGATTGCGTGACGGCCGAGGAAGCCTTTAAATGCGCGTGCAACTCGCCAGAGATTTTCATCACCGATGACACGGTCCTAGCATGGGCCACGGCCAACAATGTCTTGAACGGTGCCGATCTCATAACCGTGCTGGACATAATGCGGACTGCAGGATTCCAGCAGGGCGGCAGCGTGTACAACGATGGGCCGGTCAGCGTGGTCGATTGGACGAATACTACGGCGTTGCAGAATGCCATCGCGCAAGGCCCGGTGAAGATTGGTGTGGCAGCAGACCAACTGCAAAGCGCCGTGCCTGACCCGCCCACGAATGGCTGGTTCGCGACAGGCTTTCAGAAAGATAGCAACGAAGATCATTGCGTGAGCCTCTGCGGGTATGGCTCCGTAGGTTGGCTTGCAAATCAACTCGGCGTTGGCTCTCCAGTGCCGGGAGATACACCAGCCTATGCACTTTTCACTTGGGACTCGATCGGCATCATCGACGTGCCGTCAATGCTCGCCATTACTGGAGAAGCGTGGCTGCGCTCGCCAGCGACGATTATAGCCGCGGCACCGAGGGGCCAATCGTGAACATCGAACACGAACTGAAAGAGATCAAGAGGATCTCAGAAGCCAATCTCCGGCAGTCCAACGAAATTTTCACAGTTGTGTCCAGAATTGAACGGAAACTCAACCAGCTTTTGCACCACAATAACGATGCACTTGTTTTAACCATTCCAAATCAACAAGGAGAAACGACGATGGGAGCTCCAGCCACACTAGTACTAGGTCAACCCCCGGTTCAGGCAACAGTGCAGGAATCTTTGGGCGGAGTGAACGAGCCGAACACTGGCCCGATCGCATACGCCTCGGACAATCCGGCCGTTGCATCAGTGGATCCCGTTGCAGGACTTGTCACATCGGTATCAGCGGGAACGTGCAACATCAGTGCAACGGACAGCACGAACGTACCGGCGCTGTCGGACTCGGTTGCAGTTACGGTAGTGGCATCCGGCCCGCCGCCTCCGCAACAGAACGACACGCTCGTATTGAGCATTCCGAGCCAAACGCAGAGCGCGCGCGGTGTGCAGTACCCCAGCAAGCGTACCCGCTTCTAACGGAGTTGTTGGGAGGGATGCAGGGATAGGCAGGTCTGGCGCTGGGGGCGTTCCGATTACTCGGGGCGCCCTTCCTTCGTGGCCTTCGCAGGCGCAGCGGCCCGCTCCCGTCACAGTGGCTTCCGTATCTTCCAGATAAAATCCCGAAGCTCTTGCGCCTGCCGGGGAGATAAGAGCACTCTTTCTTTCACTGCCCCGTTCTCATCGAATTGCGTGACACCGATGTAACCGGGTTCCCCCACGTATTTTTCTGGGCCAGTATTATCGAATCTGACAGCCCATTTGTAATTTGCTTCTTCTCCAGGAATCACTTCACTGTAGGTCGTGACTTCCGCTTCATAACGTGTTCTCATTTTCCACCTTCCTCCGCACCCGCTTCCGGCTTGCGTATTTCCATTTCTATTATTTCCCAAGGGTCACGCTCACTCAGTTCTTTTCTTCTGGATTCAGCACCTTCACGGGTCGCCCACAGCGAATCAACTTCAACTGGGATATAGTTAGAGTAGGCTACCGCGAAACATCGTGGCGCACCCGCTTCCGAAATGGTGGGCGCGGGCTGACGGATGGCGGCACGCAGCTTGGACAGTTTTTTGAACATACCAGGATGTGTTTGCCCCGTTTCAATTTCGTAATCTGCGAGCAGCACTCCCATTTCTTCGATAGCTTGCAGGCGCGCTGCTTCTGTTTCGGCGCGAGGATAGTAGGTCAGCAACACTTTTTCCATTCGGTGCAGTTCAGCAGAGAGGCTTTCTCCGTCATGTGCTCCCAACTGAATGAGATTAGCAACATTATTCGCCCACTGTTCGCGCTCGGGTGCAGGCCCAAGTGATTCGGCGGCTTGGCGGGCGGCGGCGAGCACAGTTTCTAGCGCGTCATCCATAGCACCGATGCTCATTCTTTTAACGTATTCCTCAACTAGCGCAATCGCCACTTGCAGTTTACTGTTCGCCCCTCGCAGTTCATCTGTCATGGTTCTGGCTCCTCAAGTCTTGGATGATGGCATCGAGTTCCTGTGCCTTCACCTTCGCTTGTTGGGTCATCGGCCAGCCTCGCACTTAGTTAGCGGGTAGAGATAAATCTCATGTACCATCCTGCGCAGTCTGTTATATGGTTCGCCGTCTTCGTCCGTTGCAGCGTAAACTATTTCATAATTCCACCAACTCAATTTCCCGTTGCGCATTGGGTGGCGCGAACTTATTTTGGCGAACATCTGCATATCTTCGCGCGCTCCGGCGTACTTATACAAAACAACCTGTCCCACGCGGAACTTCGCCTTCTTTCTCTGCACGGAAGGTCGGGTCATGGCTGGTTCACGCTCATCACTTCCTCCTTTGATCATCCCCATCGTGTTAGGCCGAAAGTTGAATTCCCTATAAGCGATCTTTGGCATCACTCCCCTCCCCCACAGCAGCCCAGCAAGAACAGCAGCACAAGAGGCTTCATGCGTTCACCAGCCTTTCAGCATAGTCCGCTACGCAGTTTGCTAATTCGATTGGAATAGTTGCAACCATCAGTTTCCTCTTTGTACTCCACATTTTATCTGCCGGCGCTGCATAAATTCTCTTGCCGTTCGCATCTCTCGCCCGGGACTGCGACATTCCTTTTCTGATATTCCTTGGTATCAACGGGGGCACGGCAGTTCCCCATAGGTAGAAGGGTCCGCAGTGATGCACCGCATCGCCAACAAATTTCTGCGCTCCTCGCACGTTCTCCATAATGTAAGGAATTCCCGCCGCTTCAAGAATTGAGCGTGTGTGATTGAATAGCCTGATTCCCATCTCAGGATATTTTGGGTTGGGATGAAAGTGCGGCATGTCGTGGACAGAAAATTCCTCGCACGGACTAGAAGCGCAAGCGAAATCGAACTCGGCGACGAAACGTGGCTTTATATCCAGCACGTCAAACTGGTTAAAATGGCACCCACTGGGAGCGGGTGATTCCACTAAGTCCACGCCCAGAACTTCCCATCCCCGGGACGCGAAAGCGCGACTCCAACCCCACCGTCCGCAGAATAAATCTAGCACTCTCACTTCCACTTCCCTCCTAAGAAATACGCCAGCCCGCATCCCGCAATCGACAGCGCCAGCACCGCGAGAGTTAGTTTTAGGAGCTTCATGGCTGCACCCCTCCAGCTAGTTCAAAGGCTTCTGATTGTGTATTTTCGGATTCGTAAAACTTTCTGTTTACGATTGCGAAGCGGAGATAATGAACTTCGGATGGGTAATCTACCTTCTCGCGTCTCGGAGCTTCAACTTCGACATGAATTCGCCGCCCTTGAACATAAAGCAGGCCGTGATCTGGCGCGTGTTTCAGGATGTCTTCGCCAGCAATTACTTCCGCAGACTCACACATGAAATACCGAAAGTCGCCCATACGCTCAATCGTCTCCACTAGCCAGCCGTTCGCCTGAGCTTCTTTAGCATAAATGCGTCTTCCTGAATAAGTAAAATGGCTTTGGGGTGGACGATAGCGAACGCACTTTTTCTTGTCGGCGAGGAAATCTCCGCGCGAAGTCTTGCATTCCACGACAATGCTGCCGTAAAACTTCCCACGGCTAGTCCAGCCAATCGCGTCGGGAATTTCGCAGCAAGAAGCGTTCCCCGAATATGCCGGGTTACAGCGCATCGTCCCTCTCAGCCAGCGCAACGCTCTACTACATAATTCATCGTGTGTCATTGGCCACATCCCGCAATCGAGACCGCGAGCAGAACGACGAGTAGAGATTTCATGGGCGACCTCGGTGCTCACCATGAGTTGTGCGGTGCGCGTGGCACTTGCAGCATTCTTCGATGACCTCGCCACTGCGAAGAACCTGCATGAACGGGCCGCGAAACAGATGCCAACAATGCAAACACTTTTCTGCGACTTCACTCATTTCTCCTCCTTCCTCACGATAATCAACTGCCCTTCTTTTTGTGCTCCTGCGGCTCGCTCGGCACTTCTCCGCCCTTATACTCCACGCGGTCCTGATCTGGGTATTCGCCTAGGTCGTCTTCATCCACCGGAATCAGGCTTGCCAGCTTTTTTCTGCACCAGAGTTCCAGGCGGAATCTGTGATAAGGGTCAAGAGTGCAACCTACGATAGCCAAGCAGCCGCAAATCACAGCCAGTGTTCCTAGGTAGATGAGTACTTCATGCCAGAAAGGATTCATGGATCACTTATACGCCCGAGGTCTATTTCTTGTCAAGAACTATTACGCGGAATAATAACACTTGACAGAATTTTGGTAACATGCCAGTATTGCGCATGGCCACTACCACCGTAACGACCAAGACAAAAAGAAGCTTCCTCACGGCAATGGTTGACGACGAGACCATCGCCTCACTCAAGCGTATCTCCAAGCGGAAAGAAGATCCGGTTAGCAAGCTAATCCGGCTGGCGCTTCGCCAATTCATCGAACGGGAGGGCAAAATCTAATGGAAAACGAACGATGGGCAATACCTCTACGTAGTGCGCAGCTCTGTCTTGATTGTTCTGCGATAACCAGTACCGTGTGGGCCACCTGCACCTGCGGCTCGCACACCACGATGCCGCTGGCTGCGATACTGAACCGGGAATCTGCGCCGGAGTTGCCGCCCTTCGAGACCTTCGATGAGCGCAATCAAGAAGAACCAGGGCGGTCCCTGTGAGCGTCTGGCACCGCAGTTCCGAAGTGAGGCCCGGAGACTTGGCTCTGGTGGTGGTCTTGGCTGGCGTGGTGGTTCTGTGCATCGTTCTCATCCTGAGCGATCTGGGGATTATCTGATGTCTCTCAAGGGCGGTGGGGCGAAGAAGGATTACGCAGCCACAGCCGAGGCCAAGGCCGCTCGGAAGATACGCTGCAAAGACTCTTTCGTGAGCCTAGACGGAAGGATTTTCCTATCGGCGGGAGACTGGAAGAGACGCAAGAACGAATGCTTTCAGCGGGACGGGCACTTGTGCAGAGCGGTAACAGGCAGTCATAATTCTGATTTTTGCTGTGCCCCGGCAGACCACGCGCACCACCAGAAACACCGGGGAGACGGCGGCGACGACTCGCTCAGCAACTTGATTTCGCTATGCGCTTTCCATCATTCGCAGATGCACCCCGAGAAGCAAGTTCGATTGAAAAGCATTCCTACAGGAGAGTGATATGACCGAAGCGACGAAAGCACCCGAAGTTCTGGAAGGGTTTGCAGTGGTCAACAACAAGCCGATCGAGGAAGGCGGGCTGACCCTGCATCACCCGAATCCCTATGACAAGGTGTCCATCACTCCGATGGAGCTTTTGCAGATTGCGGTCAACAAGGACGCCGACATTGGCAAGCTCGAAGCCCTGATGAACCTGCAACTCAAGTGGGAAGCAAACGAGGCGCGCAAGGCATTCGTTGAAGCCATGAACGCGTTCAAGAAGAATCCCCCCGAGATTATAAAAAACAAGCTGGTGGCCTACAAGGATGTGTCCTACAAACACGCCACACTCGACCAGGTGTGCGACAAGATTACCGAGAGCCTCAGTACCCACGGAATTTCCCACCGTTGGAGAATTGAGCAGTCCGATGGTCTCATACGCGTGACTTGCATCTTGACGCACGATAAGGGGCACAGCGAGGAAACCACGCTCTCCGGTGCGCCGGACAACACGGGCAGCAAAAATGCGATTCAAGCCATCAGTTCGACCGTGACTTACCTTGAGCGGTACACGCTCTTGGCGGCTACGGGCCTCGCGGCAGCCAACGGAGACAACGACGGCCAGGGCGCTCCGAAGTGGGAGAAGCTCCAGGAATACCTAGACTCGATGGTCACAGCTCCTAACATCAAGGTATTGGACGACACCTTCAAGGCCGGGTACAAAGAGGCGGTAGCCCTCAAGAACACCCAGGCCATGCTCGCTCTGATCACGGCCAAGGACGCGCGCAAGGCCATCCTGCAGAAGGAAGAAACGGTATGAAAATATCCGAGGAAAAAAGAGAACAACTGCGCGAGAACGCCAGAGCGCATTATTGGAGAAACAAAACCAAAATGAGAGCGAATGGCGCAGCCCACTATTGGAAGAACCGCGACCGCATTTTTGTGCGGAAGGCCGAGCAGAAGGTGAAAGTTCTCTCACATTACGGGCCAGATCAAGAGTTGAAGTGCTCTTGGCCTGGTTGCATCGTGACAGATGTGGACATGCTAACGCTAGATCACATCATCGAAGTCGGCCGAGCGCGAGTATTTCAGGGTTGCGCTTTTTATTCCTACCTGTCGAAGCGCAATTTTCCCGATGGGTACCAAACGTTGTGCGCCAACCATCAAATGAAGAAGGAATTTGAACGAAGGCGCAGGGAGAGGAAAAATGTCCCGTCTGCCAAATAACTTCCTGGACGTTGACCAGCAGACCCCAGAATGGCTCGCCGCGCGAATAGGGTGCGTAACGGCGAGCCGGGTGAAAGATGTGGTGGCAAAGCTCAAGAACGGCAAGGAAAGCGCTGCACGGACCTCCTATAAGCTAGAACTGCTAACTGAGGCGCTTACCGGCAGGGCCACGGAGCATTACGTCAGTCAGGCGATGGACTTCGGCAGTGAGAACGAGCCCCTGGCTCGTACCACCTACGAGATCGCCAAGGGTGTCGAGGTCGAGCGGGTAGGCTTTGTGCTGCATCCCACAATCAAACGCGCCGGCGCCTCGCCGGACGGCTTAGTGGGCGAGGATGGCCTGGTCGAAATCAAGGTGCCCAACACGACAACGCACCTGTCTTACGTGATCGGTGAGGTTGTGCCCGAGGAATACAAGCCGCAGATGATGTGGCAGATGGCTTGTGCCGACCGAGATTGGTGCGACTTCGTAAGCTATGATCCGCGGCTGCCCGAGGACTTCGGCCTGTTCGTTGTGCGCTACCAGCGCGACGAAGATGTAATCAAAGAGATGGAGTTTGCGGTGCAGACGTTCATCAACGAACTTAACGAGATGTGCGGCAAGCTGTTAAAGCACAAGCAGGATGCAGAATTGACTGGCGTGCCACGCGCCGAGATTCCAGAATTTAAGTAGCGGAGTTCGGGGCGGCATCCACCGGAACCGACGAGCGCGATCAAAGTCGGAACTGTCGCCCCGAGCAATTTTAGCTTGCAATTCGTCGGAGACTTTTTTATGATGTGCGGGCAAGAACCCCGAGAGAAACAACCAGAGGGCCGGGTGCTACACCACTCGGCCTTCCCCTCGTGTAGGAGGGATTTACGAAAGAAAAGCCTGTAATCCGTATTAAAAATTGGCACGACTTCCAGCACTACCGCGACCGCAAACCGCCGTGGATAAAACTCCATCGTTCCATCTTGGACGACTACGATTTCCATTGCCTGGCCGACGCCAGTAAAGCGCTGGCCCCGTGCTTGTGGCTCCTCGCAAGTGAGTACCCTGAAGGCGAGATACCGTTCGAATTGCCGATGATCGGTTTTAGGTTCCACATGACGCCAGATAAGGTTCAGAAGTGCCTTCAAGAGCTTAAGGACAAGGGGTTTATAGACTACGCTATCATGGCGATAGCAGCGTGCAAGCAAGATGCTATTCCAGAGGTAGAGGTAGAGACAGAGAGAGAGAAAGAGGCAGAGAGCGGAAACATCGCTTTGAGCGTGTCGCGAACCCGAAGTCAAATCGAAGCAAGAAGGGAGGTTTTCAGTGGGAGACCTAAAACGAATTTCGAACGAAGCGCAGGTGTCACGGCGGACGCCATCAGCCGAGTTCTTGCGGTGCCTGGCAAAGTGGATGACGGTGTTCACCCACGTTTACCGGCAGCCCATGACGGAAGCAACGGTGTGGGCGTACCGCGAAACACTGTCCGATCTAAGCGTTGAGGAATTGGACCGCGGATGCTGTGAAGCGATGAGGCAAACAAAATTCACACCCACACCTTCGGAGATCAGGGAGTACGGAATTTTGCCGCGTGAAACGATTCCATTCGCTCCGCCCGAACCGTTCATCACGGATGATGAGGCGAAGGAATTTTTGCGGAAGATGAAAGCTGAAATCCCTTGCCTCTCGGATGAATCAATGCGAAACGAGGGAATAATCGTAATCACCGATGAGAAGCGAGCCGAGTTTGAGCGGAAGAAAAAAGAAGCGATAGAGCGTTTCGGGAAATCAGCATGAGTCCGCTTCACTGGCTGCTCATCATCGCCCTGTTCGGCATCCCATTCTTTCTGATCCTGCGCGTCCTCTGGCGCAAAGGCAGCAAGTGATGGCACGAGAGTACGTCTCAGGCAACGATCTCCTGCGGATGATGCGCAAGATGGCCAAACGGCTAGGAGTGAATCGCGCACTGACCCCTGAGCAGCTTTCGTTTCAGTTGTGCCTTGAGACGGCCGAGCGTTTCAAGAAGGCAGTCGGCCGAAGGATCTGGAGCTTATGACCCTGCCCGTGCTCAAACTTCGCATGCTTCCAGAGGGTTTCTGTATGCGCTGCGGTGCACACGGCTACGTGGACGACAAGACCTGCCTCTGTGGAGGATGCTTGGGAATTTCTCTCGCGATCTATCACAAGCGCAAGAGCATGAACTTGGCGGAGCAATTGAAGCGCAACTTCGATGAGTTTGGCCGTCTCTGGAGGAAGAAACTTGTCCGAACTTAACGAGAGCGAGATTCAAGATCAAATCATTGAGGTGCTGGAGCGCCGCAACATATTTTTCTACCGCGCAGCGTCGGGAGGGAACAGGAAGGCACGCTTCGGCCGTCGCGGCGCTCCAGATTTAATCCTCGTCATCAAAGGGCTGTACGTCGGCGTGGAAGTGAAGACGCTCAAAGGCGAGCAATCGAGAGAGCAAACCGTGTTTCAGACCGATCTCGAAAAGAAGGGGCACGGAATTTATCTTTTGGTGCGCAGCGCAATGGAACTGGATCAAGAGCTTATCAGGAGGTTTCTATGATTACGCCGCAATGGAATCCGCAACTCTGCGAAGAGACGCTGTTGCTTTTCGAGCGCCTGCGCAAAAAGAAGGAAGATGAATTCGACGCGCTGCTTTGCGAAGCGAGCCGGCTGCAACACAGGACCTCCACTGACTATTTCGAGAAGCTCGAAAGGATGCTGGCATGACCATACAACTGCAACTTCTAATGAATCAGGAATACCCCGACATCACCCGCAACAGACACCGAGGAAACGCAGAGAGTGAAGCGGCGAACGCCAACGTAGCGAGTAGGAAGGAAGCGCAGCGATGGCACGTATGGAACTATCTGCGGGTAGATGGTCCGCACACTTCTAAGGAAATTACCGTTGCACTGATGATGAATTATACTAGCGTCTCTGCCCGCCTCTCCGAACTGAAGGCGCTGAATCTTATTGAGAAAACAGGGGAGCGTCGAGAAGGATGCGCAGTGGTGAAGATTAAGTGACTATTGATCGTGAGTGGAAGGGGAGAGACATGAAAATAAAAGAGCGATTCGAGAATGACCCGGCATTCAGAATGATGGTAGATATGTTCTATGCTTGTATCGAGAGAGGCGATTATACGCCAACTGAAATTCGTGAGGCTGCCATGTACGCGCAGATATGGTGGGAATCAACCCATATTCGACCGATGCAATTTACGGTAGACGACGTCCTAAGAGGGAAAGTTTGACAATCAATCGTTAGTTGTTTTTGAAGGGGTTTATATAGATGATTCCCTCGCGCCGAACGCGTTACCGCATCCTATTTAATTCGTACAAAAGGAGAAACCGCCGATGAACAGGGAACAGAGAATCATCGCTTGGAGACTGTACGAAATCTGGCGCAGAGAAGAATGCGAAATGATCTACCGCCTCGGCAGAACATACACGAGCCTCAAGTAATCCCTTCCCAGCCCTTTCTCGCTAGTTCTCTAATAACATCATGGGAAGGCCCCGCAAACCCGTTGACGCATTGGGAGTTGTGGAACTCGCCTCAAAATCCTTAACCCAAGAAGAGATAGCGGCCTATTTTGGAGTTTCAGAGGACACTATCTCGCGCAACTTTGCGGACGAGGTAGAGCGAGGCCGAAAACTCTGCAATTCCAGCCTGCGCAGAAAGCAGTACGACGTCGCAATGAAGGGCGAAGTCAGGATGCTCATCTTCTTGGGCCAACAGCGTTTAGAGCAGCATGACAAGAGCGAAGCACCCAGCTTATCTCTCAACGTGCAGATCGTGAACCTCATTGACCGTCCAAATAGAAACCTACAAGCCATTCCCGAGGCAGCAGGAGTTCCACCGATCGCCGGCGAAGTATAGGCTGTTCGGTGGCGCAGCCGGCCCGGGTAAATCTCGCACGCTGCTTGAAGAGGCGTGCATTCAAGCTCTCGAAGTTCCAGGTGCCAAGACGCTGTTGCTCAGACGTACATTCCCTGAACTCGATGGCTCAATCATCTCGCAGTTCCGCAAGCACATCGCACCGAAGTGGAGAGACGTTGAAGGCTTCCGCTACAACCAATCCGAGCACATCGTATCCTGGCCTAACGGAAGCTCTACGCGCTTCGGTTACTGCCAGACGATCAATGATGTGTACCAGTACCAAGGCGATGAGTTCCTTTTCATCGGCGTTGACGAACTCACCATGTTCAGCTACGAGATGTGGAGCTTTCTCACCACGCGCAATCGCTGCCCGATTCCCGGGACATTTGCGAACATGGCTGGCGCATCGAACCCCGGCAACATTGGACATGACTGGGTGAAACGCTTATTTGTGCTGCATCAGCCTTGCCTTGAGATGGATCCGCAGGAAGTGCAAAAGTACGACCCTGCGGATTATGATTTCATTCCGGCCCGGGTAACTGACAACCCCATCTATGCGAACGATGCGAACTACATGAAGACGCTCAATGCGCTGCCCGGTCCACTAAAGCGTCAGTTCCTCGAAGGCGATTGGTCCGACATCATCGGCCAGTATTTCAGCGAGTACGACCGCGAATCCACTTACATCGAGCACAACGACTTCCTGCGAATGTGGGGTGCGCAATACTGGCAGCCCATTTGGATCTCGATTGATTGGGGCTCAACGCATCATGCTTATGCGGCTTGGCACACGTTCATAACTCTGCCAGTGGATTACGAACAGCCAGCGCTTCCAGAACCTTTAGGCACCAAGGAATCGCGGCAAGCATTGATCCGTGCGGAGTTACAAAATCCATCCAATCAATTCGTCGCGCCGACACGCAACGTCCCATTCACTTTCAGAGAGTTTCTGACGTCTGGCTTAGGCGAGGAAGCATTGGCCGAAGAGATTGTGCGTCGCACGCCGCCTCCTGAACGGTCGCGCGTCAGCAAAGTCTTCCTATCACCGGACGCCGGCTTTGAATCAGAACTGATGCGCGGCGTAAGAATCGGCAATGTGTTCTTGCAAAGGCAGATGGTTCAAGCGATGGCAGCTTATAACGACCGCATTGACGGCTGGCGATTGATGCACGACAAGCTCCGCGATCGCATCGTCTCTCGCGGCATGATGTATGCAGGCTGGTGCGTGACTTCGAATTGCGAGAACCTGCTTGAGGCAATCCCTTGGGCTGTCGCCGATCCGAAGAAAGACGGCGATATTATGAAAGAGGGCAACTCACCATTGCTTGATGTCTTGGATGGTGCGCGCTACGGCATTGCCAGTTACCAATGGGCTGAAGATAAGCCCGTCAGCGAACGCCGCAAAGAACTGCTCGCAGCTACGCCCGTCGAAGGCCCATTCCGTTTCATGGCCCAAAAGAAATTCGACGCAGAAGAGCGCAGCAAGAGCGGAGCGGTGTATATTGGCGGCCTGAGCAGCAAGAAACCAAGGAGGCATGGCAGATCATGACCACGTTTTTTCACAGCAAAGTACCTGAACGACTCGCAGAACTGGAAGGCCAAATCAAAACGCTCAAAGCCGAGTTCGAACTGGCACTGCTCAAACAGAAGCAGGCATTCGAAGCTGAAATCGAGGAGCTGGAGAACGCACTGCTTGACCGCATCGAACAAGGCGAGAAATCACAACGCGCTAGTTCTCTAACAGGTGACAAGGCTAAGACCGAAGAGCCTGCGCAAGTTGGAGGATACACAAAATGGTCCCAGAGAAAGCAAGAGAGGATTTCGGCTACCGCGGACAAGGGATTCCCGCAGCGAGCGCTGCGCCGCGCCCAGCGAGCCCCAGCACAGCAAGCGACGACAGCAAAGCCCTGAACCTGCTGCAGGCAGACGGACATTCGCGTGAAGAGTCCCAAGCGCTTCTGGCGCAATACGGCTCTGCGAGAATCATTGCCGGTTATCCGGTGCAAGGCGCTGTTGCCCACGAGCCGCTAATCGGCGCCGAAGACAAAAGAAAGGCCCTCGATACAATCCGAGAGCGCGGCCTTAACCCTGACCAGGCCCGTGCGTTCATCATGGAGCATGGCTACACGCGCGACGAAGCCTCGGCGATCATGGTCGAAGATAGCGACTGGGATCAAGTCGTAGGCCAGCGAGACGTGCCTGCCAACTGGCGACAGATGCGTCTGCCCGGACGACCTGCTGAGCCGAACGTCCCCGACGGCCCAACGCTTCCCTATTCGCACATCGGGCAGCCAGAAGTGGCATCGGGAGTTGGATTGCAGTGCGACGAAGACATCGCGCCATATGGTCTGGATACGAGGGATCCGCGTCGCGTGGAAAGAGCCGTATATCCTCCAAATCTTTCGCCCAGGAAGGTGTAACTTGGCCTGGGTCAACGGCGAGAATCAAGGAACGAGTTCTATAGGCCGCTCCCTCGCGCGCCACAAGATGAAGCATCCCGCGCCAGAGGAACACGGCGGCGGTGGGCAGAAGGAAATGACCATCAGCGAAAAGCCTGGTGGCGGCTTCCATTCCCATTCCAAGATGAATGCCATGGACACCGAAGGCAAGCACGCTGAACATCCCACAATCGAGCACGCAGTCCAAGCCATGCACCAGCACTTCGGCCACGGTGGTGAGAAGAAAGAGCACGAGCCTAAAACCGAAGGCGAGCCTGGCGGCAGCGCTGAGACAACGCAGATGGGCGGTGGTGGCGGGCTGGAAGACATGGGCGTTACCGGGGCGTAGATGCCCTTCGTTTCAAAGGCGCAGCAGGGCTACTTCGAGACGCACAAGAAGCAGCTTGAAGATCAGGGCGTCTCAGTTTCGGAATGGGAGCAAGCCAGTAAGGGCCAGCATGACCTGCCCGAGCACGTAAACAAGGGGAAACCATGGCACTCAAAAACATGAAGCGTTTCATAGTGATCTCGGCCTTGGCGGTAATGGCTGCGCTGGGCATCATGCTAGGCGTGGGTATTCCGCACGGCCATGTCTTGGGGCAAGGGCCAGCTCCGGCAACTGGTGTCGCTGCGATCGGCATGCTGGCGCAGGTGGCAAACATCGCCTCAACGCCCATCTCTCCCTCAGTTGATCCAGTAATCGTCGCTGCAGGGGGAATGTATCGCGCAGACTGTTACATGATCGAAACCGTTGCGGCCACGACGTCCTCAACACTGCCTGTTTGCAATGTGATTTACACGGACACCGATACGGGCAATAGCCACACGGTCGCGCTCACGGCGACATCGGCGGCCAACGCGGTTGACACGGTCGGCGCCGGGTCAACAACCGCTCCTTGGGGCGTATTCCATGCGAAAGGCGGCACAACCATTTCATTCTCAACATCGAGTTACGCCAGTTCAGGTGCAACAGCTATGGCTTACTCACTGCACTTTCGGCTGGAGTACATCGGCAAGTGAGCCTCCCCGAGCAGGAACGGGCATATCAACGTGCTTGGTATCACAAGCGAAAAAATGGTCCGGGATACATGGAATCTGCAAGGAACAGAGCAGCTAGGTGGCACGCAAGGAACAGAGAAA